TGTTTGTGCTGTTTCAGCATTTGTTTTTGCCGTTTCTGCGGCTACTTTAGCAGTCAGCGCAGTAGAAGCGGAATTTGCCGATTGCAAAGCATTTGATGCTGACTCGCTTGCAGTAAACGATTGATCGTTGTCTCCGGAGTCAAAGCTGCCTCCATCATCCGCAGAGGTAGTTTTATTATTTAGTTCTTTAAAAGCCATATTACCCTCTTAGATCAAGCCATTGCCTGTAAATGATATCGCAGAGTTTCCACCCCTTGCCTTTCTGCTTGTTTCTTCTTTGTTAACTTCGTCTAACTCTTTGTCAAATAATATCTGATACTTTTGAATTTCTTCATTATCATTAAGATAAATAAATACTTCTAACAAAGCGCCAAATAGTATAATTCTTTCGTTTTCGTCTCTAAGCCAATGAGCGGCTTCAGATCCAACCCAATAATCTGCATCTTCTGCTAATCTTGAGTTAAAGGAAGCCTCGGTTTTATCTACTGCAGCAGAATAACTAGTAGCAGTACCTGCAATATCAATAGTGCCTAATCCAGATTTCCAGTTATTATAAGTTCCTGAGTATTTAGCGTTAAGCGCGGGCAATCTACGATAATAATGTATATCTATTTCATCTAATCTTTTAAAGTTACCATGCAGCTTTATCTCATTACCTATTCTTGTATAAAAGAAAAATTCCTTTGTTTGGCCAAAGCCATCATTAAAAGTTCTGTTGTCTACTTTTTCATTATATACAATACCGGGATTTTTATTAAGAACATCGGCATTCCTTATAAATATGATTTCAATCATATCAACAGGAACTTTTATTGAAAGAACAGAACCGCCACCAAGAAATGCACTAGGCCCTATGTCTGGAGAAATACCTACTACTCCCGCCGCATCTAATTCTTCTTGCGTACCTTCTACTACGTAGGTTCTTGTAACTTCTAATGGCGGCACACGAAGTGTTCTGTAAGCTTTGTCTGCGGCGTACTCAGAACATTTAGTTACCACCGAGTTGGGAAGGACAGAGACTTCTCTATTTGCCCAGTCCCTAATCATTCCTGCGTTATCACCAGTGAAATCACCAGATCCTACAAATTCTACGTATGTAGCCATAATAAACCTCTATGTCATTACTAGTAAGTCTGGATATTCTGTTTTCAACAAATAAACCAATCTCTTTTTCTTAGCAGGATCATGCATAAACTCTGGGTCTAGTATATCCAGGTTATATTTAGTATTAAGCTCTAATACAATTACGTTAGGAATAGAACACATCTTTTGATAGTGTGACTTCCTATTACGTCCTGCTTCTTTTTCTTTTTTAACTTCTTCAATGGTGTTTGAAATGTTGCCTTCAACTTTCCAAATATTTTCACCATTAGTATCAGTAATTAATTGACCTGTAAGGTCTCCTGTTACTGAGGAGTGTGTCCATTTTGCCATGCTGTTTCCTTAATTTATAGAGAGTCTAAATATGTACAAAAGCCTCCGCTTGTTGTAATTTCTCCTACTTGTACTCTATGTACTGTCCCTGCAGTAGTACCGATTAACACATCATAATGATTGTTTCCTGGACGATCTATATGTACTTTAATAATTTTTCCTGTAGAAGGATCTACCTCTGCATGGCATGTTTCTAGTCTGGTATAAAGCTCATTGTTTGCAGCAATAAGGGTATCAGTACCAAGCACTAGGGCATTGGCGTTAGCTGTAATTTTAACTTGCATTGATTACTCCTATAGTAAAAGAGGACACCCGAAGGTGCCCCCTTTCCTAAGTTTAAGCGCCGATGTTAGCGATTACACCCCAAGCGTTAGGGTTAGAACATTCAAGAGTAGTCTCTTCAACGAACATACCTACGGTGGAGTCACCGTTTTGACCTACGTCAACTTCCTGCATTGGACGAAGAGTAGCCATTTTGAACCACATTGGATCGTATACCAAAGCAAACGCATCTTGAATAGATACTGCATCAGCAGAAGTACCACCTGTGCCTGTTGCTGTTGCAGCAAGGCCCATGATGTAGTTTGGTTCAACCATAACGTCACCAAAGTCAGACATATAGATGTCTACTGCTTGACGCAGTTTACCAGACTCATCGATGTTGCGGCGTACGTTAGAACCTGTAGCATTCGCTTTTGCAGAGAATGTACGGCGGTTCTTTGGTGAGAGCATTACACGAGTGGCTTTACCGCCAGCTTCGTAGATTGTTTGCATGATCTCATCAATATGAGACAACTCAAGTTCACCTACGCTTGCGCCTGTGGATTCAGTTGAGAAGTTGTTAGCACCAATACCTGCCTCTGCAGCGGTAACACCTGCATTAGAAATACGGGCGGCTGTATCTGTAGCATCTGTGGAGGCAACGTTAACAACGTTGGAAGCCCAAGAGAATACGCCAGCCATTGTACCTGCAGTGGATGCGGAACCTGGAGTAGATACGTTCAGCGAGTGAATCAAGTCAGCCTCAACGTCACGGCGCATTTCTGTGCCACGCTTTTTCAACTGATAAGCGTACTCATCTGCAACGCCAGCTTGGTCTACCGCACGTTTGGTGCCAGAGACTGCAACTGTTTTAGCGTTGATCTGTGTATAGTTACCAAGACGTGAACGGTTACGATCAGCGTCTGTAAGTGTTACACCACCGCCAGCACCGTGATCACCACCAGTAGTAGTGCGGCCATCTGGAGTAACTGCATCGAAGTCAGCACCTTGTGCAACACGAGAGTTACCTGGAGCTTTGAGCTCGTCTGTTTGCCACTCGTGGTAAATACCAGTAGCTTTTGTTTTGCCGATAGAAGACATGAAAGGTGTTTCATCACGAGTAATCATCGAGATGAAGTTTGCCAAATCCTCTTTTTCGGATACTGCTGCGCTTGATGCGCCCGAAGGAAAGCGGTTGCCTACTGCGGAAGCCGCTTGTGTTGATACACCTGAGGTGCCATAACGTCCTGTTGCCATTTTATTTATACCTATATATTAGCCGAATATTGGCTTATCGTGTGGGAGCAAACTTTTTCAAAAACTCGATTTGATCCTCGGGAGAAGCATTCTCTTTGAATGCACGAGCCTTAACTGTTGCTTCCTTGTTTTGTTTACGTTTAGTTGGTGAAGGAGCTTTCTTAGCAGGCATTTTCTTGGCAGGTAATTTAGCACGCTTTTTAGCGCCACTTTCAATACCTTTCTTTAATCGTCTAAACTCATCCACAAATTTTACTACTTGAGGATCTGATACCACATTAATTAATTGCTCGGGCAAGCCTTCTTCCAATGCGAATTCACGCACAGATTGTTGAATAGTCTCGTCCCAGTCAGGAATAATGTTGGTGATAGTATCATTAAAGTGTTTAACTGATTCTTGAAATTGCTGTTGTTGTAGTTGCTGTCGCTGTTGTTGTACCCGAGTTGCGAGTGTTTCTCTCTTGTTACGGGCATTCCAATATTCAGTTTGAGCCTTAGTTTGTTCCTGAAGTAGTTCACCAATCTCATAAGTATCCCCTTCTCTTTGTGCTGTTGCCAGCTTTTGAGAGATATCATGGTACTTTTTCTGATGATTCATTTCTTCAGTGTAAACTTCGTTAGCTACAATTGTTGCTAAGTTTTCTATTTCACCTAGTTTTTGGGTTCGCTCTTGCTCTAAGGTTTTACGAGCTTCCCCAATTTCACGACCTTGTTTGCTGAGATGTTGTTTGGTAGCAGAACCAGCAATCCAATCTGATAGAGGTAAAGTAACTTCTTCTCCATCAATTTTATGGGTAACCATAATGTCTTCCAAGTCATCCAGTGCATAAGTTTCAACTTCGGTAGCCTCAGCATCTCCGTCTTCCTTTTCACTGTCTTCCTCTTCTTCATTATCTGGTTCAACATCATCTTCATATTCGGCAGAATCTACAGGGGCTTCAAGGTCTTCATCTGTTCCTGTTTCTTCTGAGTCCATCAATTCAGGCTCGGGTTGAGATTCTTCGGGGAAAGGAACTACACCAGCTTCCTGGAGTATTTCCGATCTATTAAGAATGTCGGCAAGCATCTGATCTTCAGAACTGCTGTTATCTAATACGTCATCCATTTGGGTAGAATTATTTTCTTCAGCCATTATTCATTGTCCTCCGTTTTGTTAAGATAAGGGTTATCTTTCCCAAAGTTGGGATTACCTCTTTTCTTTTTAGGAGTATACTCTTCTTGCAGACTAAGCAAGGCAGCTCGATATTCGACCAGGCCCCGTACAATGTTGGCGTCGTTTCTAATACGAGCCGAACCATTAATGTCTGCGATATGTTGGTTAATAAAGTAGTCAATTGAAGATTCAATGTTACTCACTACTTTATCTATTGATTCTCTACTGCTTCTAATCATTGTTTTTGTCCTCACCTAACGTTTCCATAATAGGAATATTACGTCCTTTAGTCTCGATACTAATTAACTTTTCTTTAACGCTTCCAAGCGCCATAGAACAAGCATATAAGTGCTCTCGACTTTTACTTTCGTGAGGTTCTGTCTTCAGCCACTCAATAAAGAAATCTACTAGGATATCTCCGTAGGCTGAATCAAAGAAGCTATTACGAGTGTGTGCAGCAAACTCTGCTTCTTGTAGTGCAATTTGTGATAGACGGTCAGGATGCACCTTCTTAGTCATCCTCTTCTCACCTGATTCTCTGTACTTTTCCATAATTTACCTTATAAGCACATCATCCTTTCGGGTAGAGGTGCGGTAGAAGAGGGGGGCTATTGCCCACCTCCTCCGATAGCTTGTTGTAGGAGTTGAGCTGCTTGAGCAGGATCAATTCCCATTTTCTTAACCATTTCATCTAGTGATTGGTTATCGTTACCTGATGGGGCAGCTTCAATAGATTTAACTATCTCAGCAGCTTTCATCATGATTTCGTCCATATCTCCCGGAGTTGGTAAATGCTCAGGAGGAACTTCCGCTTTAATGGCGGCAGTTTTGAGGCGAGCCCATTCTTGACTGTGACGATCAAGCGCAATAGCTGTTTGCCTAATGTTATCTTGAAGCGAATTATCTGCTTGAACTTTAGTATAAACAGAGTTAGCTTCTGCTTGTTTAGCTTTAGATTCTTCAACACGGTTATTAATCTCTTTAATCTTAGCCTCTTGTTCGGCTGCGGTTTTCTGTAACTGCTCTGCTTCCTTAATAAACTCTTCTGTAGTATGATCCCGCAAATAATTTTCAGGTCTTAAGTCTAGAGTATTAAGTAAGTCAAAAGCAATAGTTGCAATGGCATCTGGTTTAATCATACTCCCTGCTCCCGCTTCTTTAAGCATAGGAACTAATTGAGAAGCAACCAGCATTAACTTGTCCCTTTTGTTAGCATTAGAGTTCTCACCCAAGTTAACATCCACTTCAAGCTCGATGCACTCTGGAAGGTTTTTTAAATCTACATCAAGGATTTCTCCTCTCCGATCAGACATGATGGTAATTTCATCCATGTTGTCACGTATAGTTTTAAATACACCATCACATAATCTTTTGAATCCGCCCTCTGCAAATTTACGAGCGATATGTTGAATGCGCTTTTGACTTGCATTCATTACTTGGCTCAGCTTCATTTCACTGTTACCTGAAACATAAAGCTCGTCATTAAGTCCTTGCGCAGCTTTAGACATACCTGTTGCTTGTTCTTTGTGTACTTGTAAGTGTTGTAACAGAGGAACTGTACCAGCACTAATAGGGCTTGGTGGTAGATCAGATACTGCACCCTGTGGATTTCCGTTTGTAGGAATAATTTGCTTGGGTCTTAGATTTTGCAGTGCAGAAAAGTCTACTACGTTAGGGTCTGCCAGCTTAGGAGAATAGTTAGTAAGATAAGTGTTCTCAACAAAACCACGAAGAATTGCAGTGGAAGTAAGAGTGGTTGAACGTGTCATATCTGCTACAGACAAACCAAAGAATTCATATGGAATTTCAAATGGGCTGAGAGAAGCAAGAGGAACATAGTTACAATCTTCTTCGTGCAGGATAATATCTCCGGCCACAATAAAGTGTTTTAACTCTGCAATACCATCACCATCACGATCCACTTCCATCCAGCATTCTGTTACC